CAGACATAATTATGCTCATCACACCATTCCAATGCAAGATAATGAAAATTCTCATCTCCCGTAACCCTCTTAATTCCATAAGAACGGACAAAAGATGACATTATAAAATTCCAGCATTGATGACTAATGTGCTGTTCCATTACCATCATAGTCGTCGGAATCGTAGTAGTCATTTTCACCTTTATAAAAACCAAAAAATAATGTGCTTATGACAAAAGGAATTGCAATGTATAAGAGTGCTTTACCTAACATGATGTCCCCCAAACATATATCTCATACCATTCAAAACCTTGGACGCGAAAGCACCAAGACGGCGAGAGTTAAATCTCTCATACAAAGCACTGCTGATAACAGGAGCGGGTATCCCAAGATCCACAGCAGCATGGACAGTCCAACGACCCTCCCCAGAATCACTGACCCCCCCATCGAACTTATCGAGGTGGTGATCGCTGCGTAGAACATCAGCGGTAAGATCAAGTAACCAACTACCAACCACAGAACCACGACGCCATAACTCAGCAACCTCAGAAACGTCAATGTCGTAGCAATAATCGGCAGGGTTTTCCATTGGTGCAACTTCGGCATCTCCTGCTTTGACATACTTGGCACCCATATTTGCATTTTCTAAAATATTAAATCCCTCTGCATATGCCTGCATTACACCATACTCAATACCATTATGCACCATCTTCACAAAGTGTCCGGCACCAGGTGGTCCACAATGCAACCAACCGTGCTCTGCAGAGGTTTCATAACTCAATGGATTAGTGCGACGGGCAGATCCAATGCCTGGGGCAAGGGCTCTGAAGATAGGAGAGCAGACGGATACTGCAATATTTGCACCACCAACCATAAGACAGTATCCACGCTCCAGACCGTAAACACCACCAGAAGTACCACAGTCAATAAATTGGATGCCCAACTTAGCAAGCCTTTCTGCCCTCCTGCGAGAATCCTTAAAATTGGAATTGCCATGATCAATAATAATATCACCCTCCACACAAAATTGTAATAACTCATTAATCGTATCTCCTACTGTTTCTGCTGGTACAACCAACATAAAAATACCAGGTGCTCTTTTGTCATTTGGTGTAGATCTTATTACCTGAACAAGGCTTTCGATAGAAGTGGTATATCCACTGATATAACCCTTTTCATATTGCTCTTCAGCCTTCTTATGATTTTTACGATACCCATGAACTTCGATACCTGCTTTTACCATTCGACGGGACATTCCTTCTCCCATCCGACCTAATCCTATAAGTCCTACTTTCATCAGTCTCCTCTATTTCTTTCTGATATTATATAACCAAGAAAAATTCCACTCATCCACGCAATATAAAGATAAAGAACACTGGATACAAAATTGAAAAATTCACTCCATTCCATCTTCCTCATCCTCATATAATGGACAAGGTTCCTCAAACAAATATTTCATTTTTAATTCCTGAACTTTTTCTTGTAACTTTTGGTAATCTTCTTCGGTCATCTACCCCTAAAGTGTAATTTTTAACCAAGGAAATAATGGGTCAATTACTCCGATAAGTCGAAGTAAACCTTCAGCAAAAAGTGCAAGAACAACCCAACCAACACACATACTAATAATCGAAGCATTACGATTATGTTTTCGTATGGCATCATCAATCATCTCCTGCACTTCACTACGACTTACATAATCATCGTCATAGGGACTCATCATTTTGTTTCTCCACTTCATCTCCAAGAATTTTTGATAGGGGATCACTTTCTCCCTTGACGATTGCACAAGCTCTTATATAAAACATATTGTTTGTATTTCCAGATTCTTCGAAGGTCTTTTTGACTTTCACCCAGTTGTTGTAGGTGTGCTCGTCCATAAGATTTTATTTGAAATACTTACTAGCTATACTAGTCAGTAATTCAGAAATGTCAACTATGTGTTGATTTACACAAAGTGATTAAGAAATTATAAAGGAAAGTGAGGGATTCGAACCCTCGGAGGCTACTAACCCCTTCAGTTTTCAAGACTGACGCAATCGACCACTCTGCCAACTTTCCAAATTTTATCGAACCTCAAAGTCCAATTTACGAACTTTGCGTTGTCGTCTTTGTTCTTGCCACTCAATATCTTGTTGTGACAAAACTCCCTTTTTATTTTGGGATTGATAGGAGTTTAACATAACAATATTGGACAAGTCAAGTGCAGAAATTTTATCTCCACGTATCGTTGCCATATTTGGACAACCACAAGAAACTGTTTTATTCTGATGCCCCTCCAACTCCCTACCACAGGAGCGGCATCTAATCTTTATATTATCCATTGTATTGTTCTAAACTTCTTCAGTTTTTCAGTTATTTATCTAATATGTATTCCACAGTAGTAGCAACATCATTCATTGCATCTCTCAAATCAGGTTGCTGACCAGAATGACACTCGGAAGAAGTGGGAGAACCTTTTGAAGTTTCTTCATAAAGAGTCCATCTCCACTGCCCCATACTTTTGGAATACCACAGATTAATCTTCATTCGAATTTTCCCGACCAATCAACTTATATATCTTCTGCATCTCACAGACCATCCGTATATTTTCTTTTTCTAACTGCTCTATACGATACTCTAAATGCTCTATAACATCATAGAGATTAGTAAAAGTTTCTTTTTTAGTTTTCTTTTTCATTAATCATAAACTCCAACATAACTCTTACACAACTCTTTATTCTTTTTACAAAACTGAAAAACATAAGAATCAGCATCGGTTTCCATAGAATGATGCGCCTGATTATGAAGAATTCCAATTAAAAATAAAGATCCACATATCATTAAATTAATATGAGTAATTGGAGATAAGAAAATCTGTTTGATTATTTTCATAAAAAAGGGGTCCACTGGACCCCCGTATTATAGCACTTATTCTAAGAATCAGAAGGTGTACTTCAGACCCAGTTTACCACCAACATTCAGACCATCGGTGGAAAGTTCGGTGCCTTCGGTAGCAGCACTCAGTTCACCATAGACGCCAACGCTATCGGAAAGGGGAGCAGAAGCACCGATCTTACCGCTGTAACGGGTTTCGGACTCAGCACCATCAGGAGAAACGATGGAAGGGCCACCTTGGATGTACCAAGCAGCATCGCCATTTCCAATGTTACCTTCATAACCAACGTGCAGGTCGGTTACAGCACCAGTGTAGTCATCGCCAGTCCAACCAGCGTTGGTCTCAACGTTAACGTAGGGTCCTGCAAAAGCAGCACCAGCGGACATGGAGAGAGCAGCAGTTGCTGCGAATGCGGATTTAATCATTTTAGATACCTCGTTATTTTCTCGCAGAGTAATATACCTGCGGATGGAAAGAGACTCGACGTGTCTCTGTTAAAAAACTTCGTGATTCAGCGAGTAGTTGAGGCTTCTTCACTTGGTTATTTATAAAGTTTTACAACAATCGGGAATAATCCCGAAGCGGATAACCGGAATCGAACCGGTGACTGGAGCTTGGAAGGCTCTGATTTTACCCCTAAACTATATCCGCAAGTGGTGAGGGATTGCTCCCTCAACGCATCTTCCTTCACACAAGAGGAAGTATAAGACAAGATTGTTATCTTGTCAAGCCACTTACCCGACTTGAACGGGTGACCTGATAATTACAAATTACCTGCTCTATCCAGCTGAGCTAAAGTGGCAGACTCCCCCGACTGGAATCGAACCAGTAACCCCAAAGTTAACAGCTTCGTGCTCTGCCTGATTGAGCTACAGGGGATTGTTTGCCTTTTCTTCTTTTTTGACCTTGAAGTAAAGACTATAATATCTTTTCTTCATTTCGTCAATAGTATCCAAGTCTTTACCAAAACCCATATATTTGAGATGTTGGTAGACACCTTCTAGCTCACCTATGAATAAAAGAAGATTAGTTGAATCTTGTGGTCTTCCACCAAACTTGTATCTATCGAGATTGTCCATAAAAGAAAAAAGGACAACAGGCACGGCTGGGGTCGAACCAGCAATCTACCGCTTAGAAGGCGGGGGCATTATCCATTATGCTACGTGCCCTTGTTGACCCTCATATTATAAAAGATTAAAATGTATCTGTCAACCTTCTTCTGCGGTCTCTTCTTCTGCTGATTCTTCGGTGACTTCTGGTTCTGACAGTGTGACTCCGACAGCCTCAAGATACTCAATCGCACCTTGTGTCTTCAAGAACAACTCTCTGGTTCTTGTAGATTGACTTCCAAGTGATTCTAAATCTGATGCAAGTTTAGATCTTTGTTCAACTAATTGTGATAAATGATTTTGCTGTTCGTTCATTTCAATTTTATCAATTCGTTTTATTTATGCTAATCAGAATCATAAATAATCTCAGTTATACACATAATCCTTCAAATGAAAAAAGCATTAATTGCTTTTGGA